AAATACAACAAGTACAGCAACTTTAGGTACAAATGTATCTTCAACCGTAATAGGATCTCAAATTAATTTAAGAGCAACAACCGTAAATACTTTATTTGGGGCTAACACAACCTTATCAACAACTTTAACAGTAGTAGGATTAGATAGTGGAGCTAGATTAACAATACCTGTTACAATAACCCAAACATCAAATTAATAAAATATGAGCTTTAAAAGACTAGACGCCGAAGATTTTGTAGTTAGTGCTGATGCAGTCCAATCAGTAGCTTGGTCTACTAATTCTGCAACTTTAACCGAATTCTTTACATCATCCGTTCAAGCTAATGGTACTTCAGGTAATTACTATTTAAGTGTATACCAAACTTCTTCATTTATAACTGAAGCTGAAATTCAATTTGATATTACTTATGGAAATATGTTAGGAAGTGGTAGTTCTTACTTTGACCCTAATATTACTAGACTAACACCCGCTACCTCTATTTATGGTCAATATAGATCTTTAGTTTTAGAAGATGAAAATTCTAGTTTTATTTATGGAGATGGTACTAACACATTTACTCCAAATGATTTTTGGGCAATATCTGTAGATAGAGCAAGATATAAAGAAAAATTATTTCCAGGAACTTTTAATTTATTTTTATCAGGATCAGGAGGATTATTAAAATTAACAGATGATTCTAATTCAACAAACTTATCTACTTTTTTAGGACCTAATAGAGTATACCAATTAATCTCAGGATCAAATGGAACTCCTTACAACACAACAGGATATGCCCCAGGTTTTGGATCTTATGGTTTATTCCTTCCAGATATAGGAACAATTTTATTAAACCCTGCAGCTATTAATAGTAGTATTAATGTTAATTCTAATTCAAACCCAGATATAACTAATGGAACTAATCAACAATTATTATATTCTGCAATTCAACAGGGAGCAAATTTTCAATTAAATGCTCAAGAAACAGTTACATCAGATTATGTATTTGTTAGATCTAGAAATAGTGAATTTAATTATTCTTCTAATCCTTCTTATATATCGGGATCCACAGGTGAAATTGCTTTTCCTCAATTTATAGAAAACCCACAAACTTATATTACAACTGTGGGGATGTATAATGATTCAAATGAATTAGTAGCAGTAGCAAAACTATCAAGACCACTACTTAAAGACTTTACAAAAGAAAGCTTAATAAGAGTAAAATTAGATTTTTAGGATGAATGAGTGTATACAAGCCATTTACCACATCGGATGTTGTAGTAACTCCATTTAAAGTAAACAAAAGTTTTTCTTTCCAAGGTGCTAGTACTCTTACTGCTTCAAATGCTGGTATTGATAGATTTATAGGATTAAATGGAATCTATAACTCAGGTTCACTTAATACAGGTCAAATATCAACTCAATCTCAAGTTTTAATATATAATTCAATCAAACAATTATATTACACAAATTTTTTAAATAATCCTAATGGTTCACCTGTAACTACAGCTTCTTTTAATAGTGATGGTACTATTACATCTACAGGTGGTGCTTATCAACCTATGTATTATAATTATAGGGATAATACTTTACCTGCTGAAAGATATTTTCCATCTTCATCTGGTGAACAAATAGCAGTTATCTCTATTCCTTCTAATTTATTTGGGGAATACATCCAACCAGGCACATTTTCATATACTTACACAGGTTCTTCAGCAACTGCAAAAATAATAGATGATGGTGAAGGTAAATTATTTAGAAATGGAGAAAGGATTGGAGACATAATATATCAACATGGTTTAGCTATTATTACTAATATAGATGAAGGTATTTATAGTTACTCTAGGTATGGTACTGGAGTATATGGGAATGAGTTAGCAGATTTAATTAAAGGTACTAACGTTACTTGTTCTTTTCAAAGTACAATGACAATATATGAATCACAGTATAAATGTACTTTTTTACCTAATGAATTTAATTCTTCCAACAATCCAACAATTATAAGTGGAAGTAAAGGAGTACCTTATGACTTTTCAACAGGTTCATATTTTGAACCTTATATTACAACAGTAGGATTATATAATAATGCAAACCAACTAGTAGCAGTAGGAAAATTATCACAACCTTTACAAAGTTCAAATGTTACTGATACAACTGTATTAGTTAACTTAGATTTATAATATTTATAGACATGGCAAAACAATTATCAAAATCAGGAATAACTACAGGAGATGCTATAGAACCTTGGCATGTAAGTCAATCTATAGATGCTCTCTCAGGGGAAGAAGCATATAATTTAAAAATATCAGGATCTTTACAATTAACAGGTTCAATAAATATGCCTGCTGGATCCGTTGTAGAAGGTACAGCTTCATATTCTTCTTATGCTTTAACTGCTTCATATGCCCTTAATGGTGGTGGTGGTGGAGGTGGAAATCCAGGAGGTGATAATAATTCTATTCAATATAAAAATGGGACTAATTTTAATGGACAATCTGATTTTTTATATATTCCTTCATCAAAAACACTTGAAGTAACCACAGGTTCAATAAATCATATAAGTTCATCTTTTATAGGAGCATCAACTATATCAGCTTCAACAATCCAAGCAGGAACTTTTGTTGGGAATATTTCAGCAGATGAAATACGTACACCTGCTCTTATAGGAGGTGTTGCTTCAACATTAGAAAATGCTTCTTCTTCTATAACCCCTTTAGGATATGCAAGGTTTGTTTCAGCTTCTATTGGTGGTTGGGATATTACACCAAATTCTATTGAAAGTAATAGTATGATAATGAGACCAGAAGGTTTACTACAAACTAAAAACTTTGCTAGTAGTCAAACAGGATGGAGAATATCTGCAGAAGGAAATGGCACAGCAGAATTTGAAAATGCTAGAATTAGAGGTACTTTAAGCACAACAACTTTTGAAAAAGAAACAGTTAATGCTGTAGGTGGTCAATTATGGGTTGTAAATTCTACTACTATTACAGGGTCAAATGTTACATCTGTAGCTACAACTATGTCTGTAGCAAACGCTAGTGGATTCTCACAAGGTGAAATCCTATTAGCTAAAAAAGTGGACAATACAGGATTCTCAACTGAATATATTTTAATCAACTCATCATCTATTGATGGGGATAATTCAGGAGCTAGTGAAACTTATGGTCGTATAATGGTAACTAGAGGTTATGGTCAAGGAACATCAGGAAATTTTGTTGGTGATTTAGCTTCTGCACCCCAAGCTTATTCAGAAGGTCAAGTATTAGTTTCAACTGGAAAAATAGGAACTGGATTTATAAAATTAAATGCTAATCCTAATGATTTAGAAACACCCTATATAGATATTACTGAAAGAACTGGTAGTGGGATATTTGATGTACAGTTAAAAGCTAGATTAGGAGATTTAAGTGGTTTAGCTAACTCAGATTATGTATTTAATAGACCAAACCCAGGTTTTGGTTTAGCAACAGATAATGTATTTCTACAAGGTGGTATTAAAGCTACATTTGGTGAAATAGGTGGATTTGGTATATCAGCTACAACCATATCTAGTTCAAATAATGATTTAATATTAAGATCATCAGGTGAAATGACAGCATCAGGTGGATTTTTATTTGGTAATAAAGCTGCAGCACAATATGTACAATATGATGGTGCTAATCTAGTAGTAAGAGGAGATTTAAGTGTAGATAATATTAAAACCCCAGCAATAATAAATAGTTCACCCTCAACATTTACAAATGCATCCTCTTCTATTGATAGCCAAGGATTTGCTAGATTTAATTCAGCTTCTATAGCAGGATTTACTGTTAATACTAGTGAAATTAAATCATCAGATGATTCATTAAGGTTAAAAGCAAATGGTAATATAACAGCATCTAATGTTTTATTAGGAGATAAATCAGGAGGTAATTTTTTACAATTTGATGGTTCAACTCTTACAGTTCAAGGAAGTATTACAGCAGACCAAATATCTACCCCTTCAAATTTATCAGGAGCAAATGTTTCATCATCTATTAGTCCTGATGGTTTTGCTTCATTCAAATCTGCTTCTATTGGTGGGTTTGAAATTACTCCCGATATGATTAGATCAGGTGTTACACCAGCTTCTTCTAGTGTGTCAAATACCAATGTACGTTTATCTAGTTTTAGTCTAACTTCAGCTGCTAATAATTCTACCCCAACAATTTCAAACCAATCTTATGCGGGTAATCCAACTAATGGGTTTGTTTTTAGTGGGTATATAAGAAGAACAACAGGTGGACAACAAACTGATTTTAATACTGGTTTAGAAGAACCAAATGATACATCTCGTCAAATAGCTGCTTCATATACAGTAGGGAGTGGTAATTTAACCATTAATTCCCCGGGATCAACAGGACTAACATTTGGAGCAGGTACTACTTTAAATAATTTTAGCTTCTATACTGATTCAAGTCTTAGCTCACAAACTTTTGTTTCTTCTTCAACCACTAACTTTCCAGCAACAGAAGCTATTATATTAGATTCAGCTAATAATAGAATATCTATTATAGATGGAACTATAACAGGATCAAATGTTTTATTTACTGGTGGAGAAATAGGTGGAACTGTAATAAATGGAACTTCATTAGAATCAACAAATGATATTTCACCTGCACCAACATCAGGGGTAGGTGGTAAAGCTTTTAAATTAGAAAATTCAGGTACTATTTCTGGATCTAATATGTACATTAGACAAACACTTTCTTTAGATGGCAGTACTACAGTAGTATATCCTTTAATAGATACAAGAATAGGACTTTTAGATGGAAGAAACTTAGGAAGACAAATTGCTTCTGATTATACTTTGTATACTAGACAAAATGTAGATGATGGAACCACCTTTACAACTATAGGAGAACATTTTTTCCAATTATTACCTTATGAAAATTCTATAGTAATTAATTGTAATACTAAAACTAATGCCCAATCTGGTACCCAAGCTGCAGGACAACTTTCATTCCAATGTTTTGTTGGAGCTGAAACAGGCTCATATGAAAATAATACTTATTGGGATGTTTATAATGCAATGTCTCCTCCTAATGGTGCTATAGTTTCGAATGCTGTAAATACTACCAACGCAAATCGTACAAAAACAATATTTAGTACTGGAGCTGATGCTTTAACAATTGATATTCCTGAAGCATATCAAGCAAGAGCTTTTAAATTATTAGTTAAATTTAAAATGGATAGAGCAGGGGCGGGAGGCCAATGTTCTTTCCAAGTAAAAGGATACACAGCAACTGCTACAAGAGCATTAACAGCAGCTACATCAGGTAATCCAGAGGCATCTATACCAGAAGCAACAATTTAACACTATAGTATTAACTAAAACAAATATATGGAATGGATAGGACTCAAAGGAGAACCAATATCATCAATTTCAGATTTCCCAGATAACACATTCGGATTCGTTTACAGAGTAGTACATAAACCTACAGGTAAATCCTATATAGGTAAAAAAGTATTATACTTTAATCGTAAAGTTAAATTAACTAAAAAAGATTTAGCTTTATATGAAGGTGTAGTAGGTAGGAAACCATCTTATAAGCTAGTAATCAAGGAATCAAACTGGTTAGATTATTGGGGTTCAAATAAATTACTAAAAGAAGTAATGGAATTAGAACCAATAGAAAATTTCGAACGTCATATAGTTAAAACAGCACCAAATAAAAAACTACTAACATATTACGAAACGCAAATGCAATTCGTACATCAAGTACTAGAAAAACCTGATGAATATTTCAATGATAACGTATTAGGAAAGTTTTACACAAAAGATTTTGAATTATAAAATACATTTCGTATATTATAACACATGGTAAATGAGCTACTAGTTAATCTAGTCAACACAGTTTTAGGAGCAGGGAAGAGGACAGCACGAGGTAATCAAGCATACCATTGTCCTTTCTGTAATCACCATAAACCCAAATTAGAGGTTAATTTTACAGAAAATAAGAAAGGCTACAACCCATTTCAATGTTGGGTATGTGGTAAAAAAGGTAAAACAATAAGAAGTTTATTTAAATCACTTAAAGTATCACCTGATAAATTTATAGAACTAGGTAAACTAGTTAAAACAGGTAGCCACGTAGAAGAAGTTATAGTAGAAAACATAGTAGAATTACCTAAAGAATTTAAACAAATATTAGGTAACACTGATTTAAAAGCAAAACAAGCATACAACTATCTTAGAAATCGTAATCTAACAGATGATGATATTATAAAATATAATATTGGATACTGTGATTTTGGAAGATACACTAATATGGTTATTATACCATCATATGATAAAGATGGTACACTAAATTATTTTACAGGTCGTTCATTTGAACAAGATCCATTTGTAAAATACAGAAACCCAGAATGTTCAAGAGACATAATACCATTTGAACTATTCATAAACTGGGATTCACCATTAGT